AGCGAGTGGGTATGAGCACCTGCTGACTGTGTCTGAATACGTTGATAATACGATCTATAGGAAGAAGTCTCCGGGCTTACTTGATACTGTGAATTCTGGACATAAGTGAACCCACCGCCATCATAAAATGCTAACGCAGAACCGCCGCCTCCTGGCCAACGAATACCATTACCATGAGTATGAACACCGGCAGACCCCGTAGAGCCACTCAGACTGTGCGTATGCGCCCCGGTGTTATTCGTGGATTTAGTGCCGTAATCAAACGACGATGTGGTTTTCGTCCCCAAATCCGTACTGGATGCGCTGGCGCTGTGGGTGTGCGATTTAATGCCGTCCTGTTCCTGAGACAATACGGCCCGGCCACTGGCGGGTTTGCCCTTGATTGTCCAGCCGCGCATATCTGGAATAACACCTGAAGGATAGGCAATAGCCAGTTTCGGATATGCTGCCTTATCAAACGTCTGCCCCTGCATGATTGCATAACCTGCAGGTGGTGTATCTGATGGCCACGGCAGCGGAACACCTGGCGGAAACGCTTCAATATTTGCCGAGCCGTCAAATTTTACGCCGTTAATTGTCCTTGCAGTTTGCAATTTGGTTGCTGTGCTTGCATTACCCGATAAAGATCCAGTGATACCACCACTCGCGTTTAATTTAGTTGCAATTGTAACATTGCCAGTATGGTTACTAATTATAAACGGCCTTAAGCTATTGTACGTACCAAGACTGTTACCCGAATCTGTCAACATAAAATATGTGTTTGATCCATCATTTCGGATAAAGAATCCATAGTTGCCATAGGCAATACGCAGACCATTTGCTGACCTTGAAATAACCTCACCAGCAGCAGTTAAACCACCTGAAAGAGTCCCTCCAGTTAATGCCAATGCCCCAATATTTGAAGGGGTCAATGTGATATTTGCACTACCATCAAATGACACACCGTTAATCGTTCTGGCTGCCTGAAGTTTCGTGGCGGTCGCAGCATTACCTGTAGTGTTTTGATTACCGGTAGCGTTGACTCCAGGCAAGTTGATATCTGCCGATCCATCAAATGCCACGCCCCCAATCTTACGTGCTGTCTTGATCTTGGTCGCAGTATCTGCGTTTCCGGTCAAATTACCAGTAACACTACCACCAACTTTTAGTCCATTACCGATGGACACCAACCCTGATCTTAAGTTTATAGAGAATGGTCTTAATGAACCGATGTCTCCATTTTCCCCCTCTCCTTCATTAGTCGGAATAAGATGAAGATGATCTTCGGAACGCCTAAAAATAAGGCCAAAGGCTTGGTTGAATATTCGAAGAGCATTTATCGTGCTGATTTTTAACTGCCCTCCCATTGTGTCGCCAGTTTTTTGAACTGAACTATCTTTAACAGTTTTAACTGCCTTTGGCGTTGCCGCCAGCTTTTCACTGGTGCTGTTTGTTGCACTGCTGAGCTGTACTATCCCCTTTTTCGTCGTGCTCGCATCCTCCAGCGCCACGGCGGATGCAATATCCTCTGCCCGTTTTGCTGCTGTCTCGGCGCGCGTTGCCGCGGATTCTGCTGTACTTTTGCTCTGTGCTGCCGCCGTCGCACTGCCAGCTGCCTCTGTCGCCTTCGTGGATGCCGTCGTGGCGCTGCCCTTCGCTGCTGACGCCTGTCTGGTCGCCTCATCTTTTGAAGCAGACGCCGATGATGCCGATGACGCCGCCGAACTGGCTGACGATGCGGCTGCCGTTTTTGAGGATTCTGCACTGGTTTCCGACGCTTTCGCATTCGTTTCGGATGTCTTCGCTGCGGATGCAGACCTCGCTGCTGCGCTGGCCTGTTCAGCGGCTTCGCCAGCCTTCGTTGTAGCTGTTGAAGCGGACGATGCAGCGCTTTCTGCCGATTTTCCGGCGGCAGTGGCACTGGCTGAGGCCTGCCCGGCACTTGTTGACGCTGCACTGGCAGACGACGCAGCCGCTGTTTTTGAGCCTGCTGCTGCGGAGGCACTCTGTTCCGCTGCCGTTTCAGAAGACCTGGCGTTCGTCTCGGACGTCTTTGCCGCCTTCGCGGAATTTCCTGCCGCCGTTGCCGAGGAAGCGGCACTACTGGCGCTTGATGATGCGTTCGTTTCTGATGATTTCGCTGCCTCTTTTGAGGCCGCCGCATCCCGGGCTGAGGTGGCAGCTTCTGACGCCTTTGTGGTCGCGGCGGATGCAGAAGTGGCTGCAGATTGTTGTGACGCTGCCGCATTCGTTTCTGACGTTTTCGCCGCAGCGGCACTGGTAGCTGCCGCGCTTTTTGAGGACTCTGCAGCAGCAGCACTTTTCGATGCTTCACTGGCCTTTGTTGATGCCGTTCCTGCGCTGGAAGATGCTGACTGAGCCGACGACGCGGCCTGTCCGGCTGACGTGCTGGCTGCGCGTGCTGAGCCTGCAGCATCAGTCGCATGGGTTGCCGCCTCACGGGCTGATGTGCCGGCATCGCTGGCTGACTTCTTCGCGGCTGCCGTGTTCTGTGCCACCGCGGACGCGTTACGCGCCACCTCTTCCACCATCAGTTCAAAACGGCGCAGTGCCTCAGGACGGGCATCATCCTCCGTCATGGCACCGAGAAAATCATTCAGCGTACCGGGTCGGGAATCTTCATACACGGTGATGGTCCCGGCATGTGACGGCGGGAATCCCTCCACCAACAGAATAACGCTGTACTGCCCGTACTCAACGTCCATGCTGTAACGCCCGGCTTCATCCGGATTTTCTGAGGCCAGCGTGTTCACCACCACCGTGGTGCTGTTACGTTTTGCTTTCAGCTGGATTGTGCAGTTCTGTACCGGTTTTCCTGTGCCGTCTTTCAGTACACCTGAAATCTTTACTGCCATATTCACCCCACAAAAAAGCCCGCCTGAACCGGCGGGCTGTCATAACACTGTGTTACCTGGCTAATCAGAATTTATAACCGACACCCACGATGAAACCGTCAGTGCGCCAGTCACCACTGCCGGAGCCTTCATAAGCAATATCAATGGCCACGGATTCGGTCGGGTTAAACTGCACGCCAGCCCCCCACGCCAGAGACGTGTTGCTGTGACGACCGTCATCACTTCCGGTCAGCACATCGTGCTTTTTCCCCTTGTTGTCAGTTACGCGAAGATAATCCCCGGAGAAAGTCGACACACGGCTGTAAGCTACACCCGCCATCGCATACGCGCTGAACCATTCATTCACGCGTACAGACGGCCCCGCCATCACGCTGAACCAGCGGTTACGCACGGAATCTTCATGCCAGCGGGTATCGCTGTAATGCGTTTTTTGCTCATCTTCAGCGTTGGCATAACTGAATGACGTAATCAGCCCCAGCGTGTCCGTAAACTCATAACGGTATTTCACGTTAATCCCGTTCAGATTATCGCTGCCGGGAGCGTTCGTACGGGCATGAAGATACCCTGCGCTCAGTGTGGCCTGCTGCTCAGACGCCCATGCAGGCGCACCGGATACGGCCAGACAGATGGCTGCGGACAAAATGGCTGCATAAACTTTACGCATAATTACCTCTCGCTTTTCTGCAATAAAAAAGGCGCCATTTCTGGCGCCCGTATTGGGGTTATAAAATTCAGCTGATACTGATGCCTGCGGTGGCTTTCTTCATCACCACAACCAGCAAATCGCTGATACTTGCTGTGGGATACCAGTCATTTACCAACCATGCTGACACCGAAAACTCCAGTGTCATGTGACCGTGACCGGCAGGCATATCAATAACACCACTGTAAATCAGCGTATTATCCAGCGCGGTACGGTTATAAATTTCAGCACCGTTTTTCCGTACTATCAGGCGGCATGACGAATAAATATCGTTATTCTCCCGCTCATGTTTAGCGCCGCTGAATGCCACCGCCGGAATAACAATCTGCCGGTCAAACGGCTGATCGTCATAAACCCTGACGGTAATGGTTCCTGATGGCCACCGCTCCGGTGCACGGGAGTCCCGGGGGAAAGCTTTGCCCACTGTTTTAACGAGATCGCCTTCAATCTGGTTCGCGGACAGTTTTCCCAGAACCCGACAGTTCTCGTTAATCGTGACGTTGTTGAGCGTCCCGGAGTTCGCATTCACGTTACCGCTGATATCGGCATTTTTCGCCGTCAGCCGCCCGTCCGGTGTCAGGGAAAATGCCGGAGGATTACCGCCGCTGGTAATGGTCGGAGCCGTCAGGCGTTTCAGGAACACGTCGTTCATGAATATCTGATCGCCCTGACCAACAAACATTGGTCTTGTGTTGCCATTAGACGGATCAATAAACGCGATACGGTTAGCGGCAACCAGGAACTGGCTCAGCTTGCCTTCTTCCGTGTCCTCCATGCTGAGGCCAATACCCGCGACATAATGTTTGCCGTCTTTGGTCTGCTCAATTTTGACAGCCCACATGGCATTCCACTTATCGTTGGCGTCCTTCCACTCTTTCGAAAACTCCTCCAGTCTGCTGGCGTTATCCTCCGTCAGCTCGACTTTTTCCAGCAGCTCCTTGCCGAGATGGGATTCGGTTATCTTGCCTTTGAAAAAATCCAGGTAACCTTCCGCATCATCGCTCGCCCGACCGACGGCCTCCACGAATGCCGATTTGCCAACGGTGTTCACACTGCGGATATAAAAGTAATAATCATGGCCCGGTTTGATATTGATACTGGCGGCTATCCAGTACAGCCCCGTGCCAAGGTAGCGGGCTGTGGTTTCAACCTGCCTGATATCGGTAATCCGCGTTTCCGAGAACCAGAACTCAAACTGCACCGTCGGGTCATATACAGCCAGTTTCGGGACCGCCGTTATCTGAAAATAGCCCGGTGTCAGCTCAATCCGCGACGGCGCTGCCGGTGCGGCAATCCGGAACGATACCGACGCCGGATCGCCCTGCTGCCCCCACGCATTTACTGCCCGGACTGTCAGCCTGTAGTTCCCCAGCGCCAGTTGTGTGAAGCGGTAAGTGGTTTCCGTCGTCCGGGCCGTGCTGACCAGCCGCTCACTGCCGTCATCCGCTGCCACGGTCAGGCGAAGCATAAAGCTCACCCCCTTCACCACCTTCGGCGTGTCCCAGCGCGCCAGCACCTGATATTCCCCGCTGTCTGCGGTGACTTCGGCAGTCAGGTGCTGCACCGCGGGCGGCGTGACACCATTCACCGTGCCGCTCTGGTCGCCGTCAAAGTGCGCCCCGTTATCCACGATGGCTTCTTTTTCCGGTACATGCTGCACGGCGGTGATGGCATACGTGCCGTCGTCGTTCTCACGGATACTCACGCAGCGGAACAGGCGCTGGCGCAGCGTCGGCAGCTTCAGCCCCCACACGCTGTATTCAGCAACGCCGTCAGGAACACGGCTCACTTTCACCTTCACGCCGTCGGTGACGGACTGAACCTCCACGCTGACCGGA